TACCAATTCTGGTTCCTCGCCTAACAACTCAAGCAATTCATGATCAATGATGTTCAGCACTCTAGGATCTGTGGCAGCATTCTTGGCCTTAACCAATGCTTCAATCTCATTGAATGTGTCACGTATGGCAAAGCTATCTGGATACTTGATTTCCCCATCCCAGGTCAAGCCTTGATAGAAACAATACCATTGCCAGATCTGTTCTTCTGCCAATTCTAGATTGTCTGCTTTCTCTGACAGCTTGGCATTTAACAATTGGAATTCTTGTTCCTGTGCCACACCACTCATGCGACGGCTTTCAGTGGCACGTATTGATCCAGTGTTGGCCATCTTGTCAATGATTGCAGTCACATGATTAATAGCTGTGTAGATTTGATTGACATCAGTGCTGACGGTCAACATATAGGGTTTTAGTCCTGGATCTAGATTATCTTCCATTTGAATAATAGCACCAGCACCTGCTGAGGCTTCAGTGCCAGGTGTTTTAACCAATGCGGGGTGTCCATTGATTCTGATGCTCTGTTCAACTTCACTGGTAAGATTGAAGATAGTTCTTTGTGCTTTGGCAATGTCAGCAATATCACTCATACCAATGCCACGCACAGGTGTCTTGTGGTTATAGGCAATGATTGCAGGAATCTCGCCTAATTGATTAGGTTCAACATAGTGTTCTAGAACTGTTCTACTCTTGTGATCAATAACCCATGTGTGTATTTCAGTTGTGGTCCACTCTCTGACTGTGCTTACTGATTCATTGCCTTCTTCAATATATTTGAAATAGGTTAGGTTATAACGACCATTAGGCAGTCTATTCCAACGCCAGTCTGTGACCAACAATGGTGAAATAACATTTACATAAGGTCTAACATCAGCTGCTATTTCATCACCTTTGGTCTGTGCACCAACATTAGGCTTTACACATAAAACCCAAGCATGACCAAACACTGCTGACCATATGGCCACTTCTTTCATAAACGCATCAAAGCTGCGTCCATCCATGTCAGCATCTTCTAGAAATGATTCTAACATAGGTTCATATTCTATTGAACCAAATTCACGCTTGGGTTCTTCACGGAATAAAAAGCTGATGTAGGTTGAGATCACTGAACGGCAATGATTTTCTAGGTGTGTGGCCGTTAGCCTAGCTGTGTATTCTTGACTGTTTTCATTTACATATTTGGTTAGATGTTGGCCACGTGTATAGTCATCGCCACCAACATAGCTTTCCAACAAGAATTGCCACTGTGTTCTATTGCGAACATAGAATTGATTTTCTGATGTCACATAGAGATATTGTTCTAATAATGTCTGTTGCATTTTATTATCCTTTTATACTGTAATTTTATGACCCCATTGCTGGATAGATTTGCTGGGTTCTCTTTCACGTTTCACAGGGAATAGATAATCTACCATATACCCTAATGCATCCATCATGTGATCCAACCCACTTTCTTTATCAGGTTGAGTTGAACCTTCTTTATAAGTCTGTCTTTCCAACCCCTCAATGGTATGCTTACATTTAGGATCAACAAACAAATATCTGTTACCTGAACTGGCACATAGTCTACTGTTGACAGCGTTTATTCTGTCTCTGACTGGGGTGTGCTGCATTGGGGCTTTGACAATCCATCCCGCATTCTGGAGGGTAATGATGTCAGTAAGGCCGCTAGCACTGGTTTTCCTTTGTCGTCCTGCTGGATCTGGATAACACCAGATCTTACAGCCTGGATATCTACTTGTAATTTCATCCACTGTTTCTTTGGTGTTAGAAGAAAACAGGCGGATTTCGTCAATGACATGCAGTGTGTCTCCCTTTCTTGTGGCTATGACCGCTGACATGGGATCTATGTTAAAATCCATGCCAACATATAACACTTGAGGTATGGGTTCTTCCCAACGGCGAACATTTAGACCTCGTTCAAATGCATAATAGATACGTCCAGCAAATGTTTCAAATGTAGCCATGTATTCTTGGCGGAACGTTCTTTCATCTAGATCACGACGAGCTTGCTCTATTTCTTCTTCTGGCACACGGCCACCTTCAATGGTGGTAAACTGATAACTTGACCAATGGTCTGGATCATCTAGATTATTTTGAAATAATTCATAACTCCAATTACCAATGCCTTTGGGTGTGCCAATAAACAGAGCACGACCCTGTTTGTCTGACAGTGTGGGGCGCAGTGTTTCATACCAAGCATCTGGATCAATATCTGCAAATTCATCTAATACAATAAAATCCAAACCTACACCACGTAGGCTGTCATGATTGTCAGCACCTTTGAGGCAGATAGTAGATCCATTCTTTAGTTGTATGGTCAACTCAGTTTCATTGATCTTTTCTGTCCAACGTAGGTCCTGTAGGCGATTCTTTAGTTTACGCCAAACAATGTTCTTTGACTGTCTATAGGTAGGGGCCACATACCAAACATCTTTGCCTGGCAGTCTGGCATGATAACATAGTTCTCTCACAGCTAGGTGTGTTTTGCCAAAACGACGACCAGCAACTACCACACGGAATCGCTTGGGATCATCTACTACAGTCAATTGTCCTTGACTTAATGGCATTATTCTTCTGCTCCCCATGGCAATGGGAAATTGTCTTCTCTAGCCAATGGATTATCACTTTGGCCCAAATAGTTTTTACCTAACCAAATTAACAAGGTAGCATTGCCCTGCAGTGCTGTGCTGACTTGAACTGCTCTTAGACGGCGTTTAAGTGCTGCACGACCTTTTGCCATATAAACGCTAAAGTTATATCTAAGAGTGTTTTCATCAATCATAAACCACTCTGCTATTTCTTTATCTGTGCAGCCAATTTCTGCTAATCGCCAAACTTCATCTGGTGGCACTACCCGTTGATTTTTACCACGACCTACTATCAGTCCCTGTTTGGTAACTTCACCCCATTTGGGATCTTTACGGGCTTTATACTCCCATTTGGGTAATTTAGGATCCTGTTCAGGTGTTTCACTGGGTAAATCTGGCTCTTGATCTATAGGTTCTGTCATAGACTACGATTCTCTATTTTTAATCTAAATGCACGTTTGTCAGTCAATCCACTGTCTGTGGTAATAGTGGCTGTTACAGTATAGATCTTACCTACTGTGCCTGCTGATATTTCCACATAGGTCCAAGTGTTAGTTTGTGCTAGACCTTGTGTGTGCTTGACTGGGGGGTTGGCATCATTGGCTCTGGCTGATATGGTATAACTGACTGTGCTCAGTGCTGTTCCTGTAGGCAACCAATCTGACCAATCCATTGAATAGATTAGACGTGCTCCAGGATCTTTTTCAATGTAACTGCCAATGGCATCTTGTTTATAACCTGTAATGGTTGACATGTGTTATCCTCTCAATATTATATTTACGCGAGTTTCGCTAGGCACCTGAATTATGCGCGATTCTGGTAGAACTTTGATAGTTCTTGTCTCTGATGGCACAGTCAATATCAATTCAGGTGGTATGTTGAATACAGTGCCCACTGTGACCACTGTGTTAAATGCCAAGAAGTCAGCTTCTACATTTACCAATTTGGTTATAAAGAATACGCCAGTAAATGCAGATTGCATTATGCTACCTGATTCTTTGACCTTCATGGCCTCAGTGATCTGCTGGAATTCTGTGGCTAGATCTGCTCTGCTGAATCTTATTCTTGACTGCTCTGTAGCTGTGTTTTGATTAAATTCACTTGATATTGTGGCTGCATAACCTGTGATCTTGCTCTGAGCTGTGTTGATCTCAATGGCTGCTGTGCTGGTTATGTCAGCAGAATTGAATCTGACTCTGATGTTGTCTGTGACTATGGCAGCAGTGGCTGTGACGGCTATTTGGAAATCAACAGTCTTGTCACCTGACGCTGTCTGTGCAAATTCAGCGGATAATGGTATTGCTTGATCTCTAAACACCGTGGCAGCTGTGACCATTGAGGCTGTGGATTCCATCAGTATGGTGCCAGTGGCATTGACTGCTGCTGCGGTCAGTGTTGAAGCAGATACTTCTAGTATACTGTCGCTGTAACGGATTCTGGTATAGTCTATGTTCTGTGTGGCAGTGCTGGTCAAACTAGCGTCAGCACGTCTTATCACACGACCAGTCGCAGAGATCGTGGCGGTCACT